CAGCAAAAGGTCGATCTCACACTTACAGGTCAAATGCTCGAGTCACTTCAAATGGAAAACTCTGCATATCTTATCGTTATAAATCTAGAGGAAAGTCAGCGCGGTAAAGCTAAAGGACACATTACTGGAAAGCTTGGAAAATACGGTAGAGCTGAGAAGAGAGATTTCTTAGGTGTCCCACCCAAAGAAGAAGAGCGCATATTTCGAGAATCTATTGCTGACTATCGAGATTTAACAAAACTCACACTTACGGAGTTATCTATCTAATGGCAAATAAAGACATCAAAGAATTACCTGACGATCTTCAAAAGATATTTGATTCAATGTTGTCAAAAGATGTTCTTGAGGAATACGCTAAGTGGATTCGAGATACTATTTATAAACGTACGAAATCAGGTAAAGGACTTAAAAAACAGAATAGAGCTATAGGTGGGACATCTAATAAATCATTAGATGGAGTTTCAGAAGGTTATGAAGAGTGGCGTAAAGGCAAAATAACTGGGCCTTTTCCTGCGTCGGGTAAGAAATCAAACCTCACATTTACCGGAGAACTTTTAGAATCAATTCAGTATTCTGTAAAAGGTAATGAGGTAATAGTTGAGATACCCGAAGGAGATCACAGTACATATAAAATCTCATTAAGAGATTTGTTGGATGAAGTAGAAAAAGTTCGACCTTTTTTTGGTCTTAGCGATACAGAAGCAAAAAGTTTAGATAGTATGATTTCCAGAATGATTAGAGATAAGCTTAGAAAAGCTAATCAAAAATAAACCTACCTGTGGAGGCACAATGTCAGAAGAAAATAAAGCACCAGAAACACAACAACCTGAAACTTATTCAAAGGATTTCGTAGACAAAGTTCTAACTGAAAAGAAAAACGCTATGTCCACACTCGCAGAATATAAACAAAAGGTAAACACATATGAAGCACAACTCAAAGAAGCTGAAGAAGCACGCCTTAAAGAGCAAAATGACTGGAAAACTATTAGCGAAAACAAAGCTAAAGAAGCACAAACCTGGCAAGAAAAGTTCAACGGTCTTGAAAACAAACTTCAAACCCAAGTTAAAATCGGAGCGGTTAAAAGAGAGTTTGAGAAGCTGGGCGTTAAAGATGGTAAAGTTGTGGAAGGAATTGTTCCTCTCCTAAAGCTCGACGCTATTAAGTATGACGAAGCTACACAAACTGTTATCGGTGCGGATGAAGAAGTGAAACGTATTCGTGAAACACTTCCTCAATTGTTCGCAGTTACTCCCTCTGCAGGTGCTAACCATAACGCTCCCCAAGGAACACCTTCTTCCATTTCAATCGATAATTATAAAGCGATGATGAAGGATGGAACGTGGAATAAGATGACAAAGATCGAACAACAAAAGTACGAAACGGAACTTTGGAGTTCCCTAGGCGTTTCCCGTAAACACTAGACCTATTGCTTTTTATCGCGGGTAGTCTTATCCTTACGGAAGGACTACCTGTGGAGTCTCTTGAGCTTGTGCAGTGCCGAGCTTCAAAAATAAACTAACATCAATAACTTATTTTTAAGGAGACTTATATTTATGGCAATTTCTGGCGTAACAGAATTAGCAAACCGCATCCCAGAACTTTGGGCTGCAAAAATCTATCCCCAACTTCGTAACCAAACCATCTTGGCTAACATGTTCGACACTGGATACCAAGGCGACCTTAAGTTCGGCGACGTATTAAACGTTCAACAATTCGCTGCTCCTGCTGGCGAAGTTTTAACTGACGATGAAGCAACTTTCGCAGTTGATACCTTGTCCGTTACCAACAAAACAATCACTGTTAACAAAAGAGCTTCTGCAGCTTTCGATTTCTCGGACCTTGCACAACTTCAAAGTTTACAGTTTGAACAAGAAGCTACCCAAGCTTTGATCTACTCTGTTCGTAAGAACTTGGAAGCTCAAATCATTGCTGCTTTGATTCCTTCTGCTGCTGCTCCCGACCATCAAATAGCTCCTGCATCTCTTGGAACCATTGCCGCAACCGACCTCAATACTGCACGTACCTTGTTGTCTACACAACTTGTTCCAGTTGAAGGCCGTTTCGGTATCTTGTCTCCTGATTATTATGGTTCCATGATGCTCTCTACCAACATCATGAGCCGTGATTTCACTGCAGGAAACAATTCTAACAGTGGTGTTGTTGATAGCTTTGTAGGATTTCAATTGATGGAGCATAACCTTTTGACTGCTACCACTTCCTTCTTTGCTCACCCTTCTGCATTGCAGTTGGTTGTTCAACAAGACATCCGAATCAAGATTTCCGATCTTCATAGCACTGGCAAATATGCTTATCGCATGTCTGCAGATATGGTTTTCGGACTTAGCTTGTTCGATGACAAACGTATCGTTAAAATCTCTGGTTAATTAATTAGGTGGGGCCTTGTAGGAATACAGGGCCTCATTCTATAATGGGGCACATATGATTAGATTAGAGCATATTAGTGGCGGCAACTTAACCGAACTACAAGAGATGTTAAAAAAGATTCAAAGTAATATCACCATTAAGGATATCAACTACGTTGGGACGAAATGGTATATTCACTTCTTAGTTCAATCTGATTCTATGGATTCCATTGTTACGTTTAAGGAAATAGCTAAAGAAACAGTTACTAAAAAACTTAAGAAATAGACACTAAGCGGGAGGGCATTCCGCTAAGGAGTAATAGTTTATGTCTGTATCTGATCATGGTTTAGAAGCAATTAGAAAATCAACCGTTGCAATGAGTGCAGCGGAATATCAATTAAGAACTACTGCAGGGGATTCACTATTGGGCGGAGTTACTTTCGACGCTTACACAGTTGAATATCCTTCTACTACTCAAGAAATAATTAAATTAAGAACTGGCGGAATCGCTGGGACAATCGTTAGAACTATTACAATAAATTACACGGACGCGACAAAGAACTACGAATCAAACGTGGCGGCGGTGTAACTTGGCTTACAAAATAAACCCTTTCATTGGTAAACTAAATTACTTTAGAAATATAGATACTTCAGGGTTTGTTCCGTACACTGGGGCAACTGCAAACCTCAATCTCGGGCTGTTCAACATTGTTGATAATACAAACCTCATAAGTATAGACCCAGACCTTCGTTCTTTATATAATTCTGTAGGTGATAAGAACTTAAATTATGGGATCGGGCAACTTCTTTCAACCACGACTACAATCGGAATAGATTGGGTAAATAGTAAGGCATACTACCCAGACGGAACCACGGTTTCGGTGGATTATGGTACAGGAAAACTTCACGATTCAACTTTAGGGAATATTACAATTGACTATCACAATAGAACTCTTCTTTATAACGGGGTCTCTATTGTTGATTGGCAAACTGGGTACTTTTCAGACACTTTCGGCGGTTGGGCTATTAAATTAGATAGTAGACATTTAATGGATACTACAGGGAACTACGCCACAGTTGATTGGGGTGTTCAGGTTCTTAATGACGGTAGTGGAATTAAAGCTGCTGAGTGGACTACTTCACAACGACAACTTTTTGATTTCGGCGGTAGCTACCCTACTGTCGATTTTGGTACTTATGGTCTTTTTAATATTGGATTAACAAACAATGGTCCTTTAGTTGATTGGTCTACAGGTGCTGGCGGCGTAAAAATTTATAGCTACTATAGTGGCGGTTATCATAACTCTGGAGATTTCGTAAATTACCAACTTAATAATCCAGCAGGTATAACTTTCGATTGGGCTTTAAGAATTTGTTATGACAATATGTCGGCAGTAAGTATAGATTGGGATTATCATATCTTAAGTTATTCTGGGAATACTACCGTTGATTGGCAAAATAAATATCTTATGCATAACGGTGGTGGCGGAAACGTCAATAGTATTGAGTGGGGTAACTTCAAGTGTATGAACTCTGGAGGCTTTACATCTGTCGATTACGGAAATCATCAGCTTTATGATGTTGCCGGAACAGGCGCTATTATGTCAGCCGATTACTCAGATAGAAAACTTTACGCCACTGACGGAACTACAGTAGTTCTAAATTGGCAAACCCAACAAACTTCAAGCGGTGCTCAAACTGCTACAGGTACTTGGGGTGCTACAGAACAAACAATGTTACAAGAAGCTTACGATGCGCTTCGAGCGTATGGACTATTGAGCTAAGGAGAATTTATGAGTGAACCATTAATCCCAAATCCAATCCCAGTAGTTATCCCAGCTAAGACGTATGATAAGCAATATTTAACTCATACGTCTATTATTGCTAAACCAAATCAACCTTGGGATGTAATTATTAATTCCGTTTCATATGACGGTGATAGTTCGATCTTAAACGATAACTTTTCTATTATGCTTAAAGACGTTAAAGCCTGTGCTGCATTGGTTCCTCAAATGGCCGAAGCAATGAACAAAATGATTGAAGCGTTAGGTCTTATTTCTGTTGCCGCGAAAGCTGCGAATACTAAAGTTATCACACCTCAAAACATTGTCGCGACTCTTGCGGCAGTTCAAGGTGGGGAGTAAAGTTTCGCTATGGATCTCAAACTTGAACAGGCTCAAATAATTCAGATTCTAAACATTCTTGCAACTCAACCCTATGGACAAGTTGCTGAGTTGATTCATCTGATTCAATCTCAATTAAATAAACCAAAGGCGGTGCAAAATGTTGTTTGATTATATTCGCGTATTTAAAGATGCTGCAGGTTTAACAGATATGTCCTTGGATAATCAGGACGAATCTGCAACTATAGACGCGGCTATAACAACGACAGGTTATATTTACGTTGCTCAAAAAGTTCCATTTACAAATATGTTTATGTGGGTCAATACGGCCAATACAACGACAGCAACTCTTGCTATTGAATATTGGGATGGCACCCAGTGGCGTCAAGGCGTTGACGTTCTAGATGGTACATCTTCAGGTGGTAAAACTCTCGCACGTTCTGGCAATGTAAACTTCACATTGAAGGACGATTACTCTTGGCAGATGGTCGCAGATACAAACGATTCAGTGGCACCGACTGAACTTCAAAGCTTAACGATTTATAACTGCTATTGGTTAAGAATCTCTGTCTCGGCCAACATGTCAGCAGGTACTAATCTTAAAGAATTGGCTTATGCGTTTACCTCTACTCAACAACTAAACGATTTCGATGTTGAGATTTCAGGCTTCTACGAGTCGTTCGCTACTGGTAAGACCGATTGGATTCCGGAGATTCTATCAGCCTCTAAACTTTTAGTTATTGAGCTTAAGAAGCAAGGTTTAATCATGGGTTCCGGTCAAGTTATCGACTTAGAAGATTTCTACATTCCTTGCACCTATAAGGCTTTAGAAGTTATTTATTTTAACTTAGGGCCCTCATATGCGGAAAAGCGTAAAGTTGTAGCCGAGGAGTTTAAGAAATCTCTAAACGTGCAACGCCCTAAAATTGATACGAATGCAGATGGAAAGCTCGATCATGTTGAATCTAAGGGAACACCTAGGATGTTATCTCGATGAGTGCGATCTCTACATTCTACGATGCTGTCGATTCTTGGATGTCATCGCTATTTGCCACTCCTACTTATAAGAAACTGGTAAATCCATACACTATAGAGTCAGATGCTACTTTGAATATAAATAGAGGTTGGGCTTTTGTGGTGGGCCCCAAAACTCCCGCTAATCTTACGACTGGTCGCTATTGGCAATTCACAGTAAACCTTCAAATCATTCAGACGATTGTTAATAAAGGTACAGATAGAGATATTACAATTCGTCAAACTGCAGAGAAGCTACTCCTTGAAGATCAATTCACGATGCTAGATTCGTTACGCACCACGACGACCTTTGATACTAAAGTATGGAATTTAGAATACGACTCTGACAATGGCTTAGAGTTTGTATTCACAGAACAACAAAACTACTATAAAATCGTAACTAACCTAACGGCGATAATATCCGAAGGGTGCTAAAGAGGGGAATTTAAAATGGCATTAGCAACAATCAAATCAAGCGTTCTTGCAACGGTAAAAGAAACAACTGAGGGCACATTGAAGTGGCCATCTGCAGGAAGCGATTTCGTTCCCATGCAACCAGATGCATCTTTAACCCCCAACATTGAATCTTTGGAGAACGAAGAAATCAAAGCTTCTATCGGTAAAGCTAAACCTATTGCCGGAATAGAATCACCAGAGGCTAGCTTCTCTCTTTATCTTAAACACTCCGGAACTGAGGGTGTAGCCCCTAACTACGGAGAGCTTATGGAAGCTCTTTTCGGATCAACAACTGTTCAAGGAACTGAGCGTACAACTACAACTGCATCTACAACAACTGTTGTTAAACTTGCTGCAGGCGGTTCTGACTATGCGCTTGGAAAAGCTATTCTTTTAAAAGACGGTGTAAACGGTTATGCCATTCGTCCCGTTCACTCTGTATCCACTAACGATTTAACTTTAGGTTTCCCTTTAAGTGCTGCTCCTGCATCTGGTGTTACTTGTGGAAAGTTCGTAAACTTCTCACCTGCTAACGCTGATCACCCCGCTTGTTCTATCTTTTTGTATAACGGTAACGGACATAGCATCGAAGCTTTGGCTGGCGGTAAAGTTACTGAATACTCGATGGAAGCAACTGCTGGAGAACTTATCAATGGTTCGTTCACTCTTGCAGGAACCAAGTATTACTTCGATCCAATTGAAATCACTGCTTCAACTGAAGTTATTGATTTCGACATTGGTGGCGGCGCTCTTGCAGCTAGTGTTGCAGTTAAAACTTACAAGACTCCTCATGAACTTGCATCCGCACTTCAAACTGCAATTCAAGCCGCTGGTGGAACTGGCGTAACTGTAGTTTACTCCAACACAACTGGTAAGTTCACAATTGCTAAAGCATCAGGAACTCTATCTCTTCTTTGGAACACTGGTGCTAACACCGCTTCCACAATCGGAACGAAACTGGGTTTCTCTGTAGCTGCAGACGATACTGGTTCTCTTAGTTACGTTGCTGACAACGCTCAAAGTTTCGCTGCTGGTTACACCGTTGCTTACGATGCTGCTGATCCTTTAGTTGCAAAAGCTAACGAAGTTCTTTTAGGAGACGGTACTTCTAACGTAGGATTCTGTGCTGAATCTATCTCTTGGACTTTCAGTAACGAAAACACACAAGTTAAATGTATCAGCGCTGAAGGCGGCGTGGATGCTAACTTCTTCCAAGGTCGTGAGATCACCGTTGAGTTAAGCGGCCGTCTTGATAAGTGGGACGCTGACATGATCGACAAGATGCTCAACAATACTGAAGCTCGTTTCATGTATGCTTTTGGTGAGAAATCAGGCGGTAACTGGGTTTCTGGTAAATGTGGAGTTATCTATATGCCTTCTTGTGTTGTTTCCTCTTTCCAAAGAGAAGACATCGACGGAGTTATCTCTGCTTCTATCACTTTGACCGGATTCGTTGATGACAACGGAAACGGCGAAATCTTCTTGAACTACTTGTAATATGAGAGCCTCCCATCTAAATTTAGTGGGTGGGAGGAATCACTTTATGAGAACAATTAAAATACATCCTGACTCTATCAACAACGAAATCTATTCGGGGTGGGTCGAAGTCGAGGTTCCTGAATACGTTCAAAAGATTAGATCTCTACGTGATCTTAAATTCAAAATTGACGATAAAGGCGAGATGATTCCATGCGAAGATAAACTTGAGCAATTGGAACTTATGGGAATGCTAGCTCGTAAGGTTATTCTTGGAGCAGAGATTACTCGTAAAGAAGACGGTAAAATCTTCGATAAGGAAGACATATTTTATAACAATGACTTCCAAGCCTTAATTGCTGAAGCAAGTACCGCGTATATGTCGGGGTTCGCACCGTCAAAAAAGTAGAACAATCCCTAAAGTATGCCGTTCGCGGTTATTCTAAAGGGATTTTTAATGAGTCTACATTCATTGTAGCAGATTATTTTACGAGACTAACACTTAGAAAAGCTGGGTTGGTTTCGGACTTTGAATCCTTGGACTGTTTAGAGGTTAATTGTTACTGTATAATAGCTAATGAGTTAGCTAAAATGGAACGTGAAGCTTCTGAGAGGGCTAAGAAAAAGAAGGGGCGTTAATGGCAGAGTATACAGTCAGTCTAAAAGCAGATGTATCACAAATTAAAAAAGGTGTTGAATCTGTCGGAGACTCCCTTAAAGGATTACAAAAAGCTGCTGGGAATCTGAGCAATCTTTTAGGTATCGGACTTGCTATTAAAGGTTTCGATATGCTCGCAGGTGCAATGGCAGCACCAATTGCAGAAGCTCAAAATGCAGCAAAACAAGTTGAAAGTCTTAACCTTGCACTCGCTTTGTCAGGGCAACTATCAGAAGAAAATACAAAAGCATTTGAAGGTTTAGCGAATTCTCTTGAAACTACTTCTGTTTTCTCGGGTGAAGCTGTTCTTGGCGCTGCGAAACTTGCAATCAACTTAGGCGCTACTGCAGATCAAGCTAAGAGTTTAGTAAAAGCTGCTGCAGATTTAAGTGCTGCAACTGGTGTCGACCTCGATACTGCTACTCAAGCTTTGACTAAATCGTTACAAGGACAAGGAGCTCAATTAGGTAAACTCGTTCCACAACTTAAAGGAATGAAAGAAGAAGCGCTACGTGCAGGCGAAGGATTGTCTTTCGTTGCTACTCGATTCCAAGGTGCTGCAGAGGCTGCTGGAAATACTTTTAGCGGATCTTTACAACAATCCAAAGAAGCCTTTGGTAATCTTTTGGAAGAAATCGGTAACTTCATTGTTCAAAATCCTGTAGTAGTTTTCTTACTGAAAACAGTTACCTCTCTTTTCAACGATCTAACTGCATATATTAAAGCTAATCAATCTAGCATTATGACCCTTGTACAAAACGGAATCGTGTTTCTTATCGATGCGTTTAGCGTGTTTGTTTCTATAGTTCAAAAAGGTGTTCTTCCATTACTAAGAACCGTGATAGTAGGTTTTGCTGGTTTATCTGACGCTATGACTTTTGTAGGTAACATAGTTGGCACAGTATTAGACCCAGTTATAAATCATACAGTTAAAATTTTAGCGGAAATGGTTTCGATGATTTTGAAACTGATTTCTACTCTTTCAAAAATCCCTGCTGTTTCTAAAGGACTTGAGTCATTAGGTATTAACTCAGAAAAATTAACTGCAGGGTTAGAGTCTGCATCTGAAGCCGCTAAAGATTTTAAGAAATCCTTCGACGTAAAAGGAATAAGAAACTCTGTTAATGAAGCAATACAAGGAGCTGCAGAAACATCTGAGCTTGGTTTAATAGGTGCTGAAAATTATCTTGGAGCATTTAATAGTAAGGTAAAAACATTCGGTAAAAAAGCTGGGTCTTTAATCGGCACTGAAATAGCTACCGGATTAAAAAATCAACCTCCAGCAGAAGTGCCTGTAACAGTTGACCCTGCAAAAATTAAAGCTGCTTTTGATGAAGCTGTAAAGAATCCAGTAGGTGCGGTTTTTGAAATAGCAGGAATAAAATTAGCTAACGATTTTGCTTCCGAATCTCAAGCTCAAATGACGGGTATCTTTCAAGGATTAACGGGAGCAGTTACCAAAGGTGCTGAAGGTGCAAGAGGATTAGTAGTTCAAACTTTAACTGCTGGCGCAACTGCATTGCTGGGACCTTTCGGTCAAGCTCTTGGACCCATATTTGATTTGTTATCGCAAGGGCCAGAAAAGGTTAAGCAGACTATTGATGCTTTTACTTCCGCACTTCCTGCAATTATTTCTAACATTGTATTGGCGATTCCGGTTTTGATTCAGTCAATTAACGAATCTATTCCGTTAATCATAGACAATCTTATTGCGAATCTTCCAATGATGATCGATGCTTTAATCGCATCTCTTCCACAAATCATCATGTCCGCAGTAACTTTAATGCCAAGAATTACAACCGCATTTACGTTCGGATTAATAAAAGCTATTCCTCAAATAATAAATGCGTTCATAGCTGAAATCCCTACAATGATTTCTAGTTTCACAATGGAATTAGTAAACGCTGCAGGTGATTTTATAAACGCTATTTGGCAATGGATTAAAGATACGATTCCGGGTGCTGGTGCTGCTGGAAAAGCTGCTACTGGTGATTTCGGTGGTGCGATTAGTGATACTCTTAGTGGAATTGGAGACTTCTTCGGATTCGCTGAGGGTGGAATGGTCCCAGCTGGTTATCCGAATGATTCATTCCCGGCCAAACTAACATCTGGTGAAGCGGTACTTCCAACGGATACTGTTGCTAAACTCGAAAGCTTTTTAGCTAACGGCGGTGGCGGTGCTGGGCAAAATGTAACAATTAATTTAGTTGTCGGTGAAGAGCAGTTGGCTAAGGTCATGCTCAACTTAAACCGTCAGGGATTTAGGACGTCGTAATGGCAACATGTTCCGGTGTTAGAATATTTTGGGAAAACTATATCGACCTAGATTACTTGGCATCTGCTGACGTTTCTAGTGAACAAGCAGCGTTCCCTGCAACCAATGCTTACAACGCTCAACGACGCTCTAAAGTATGGCGCTCAAATGGGTATTTCAATGTAACATCGTCAAACAATACGATCATATTCCGTGAGACAAACGGCGGATCAGATTTAACCGCCACAATCGCAGTTGCGGAATACACTTCCCTAACCGCAATGTGCGCAGCAATTAAAACCGCACTTGAAGCTGTAGGAGATTCTACCTACACAGTTACAAATACGCTTGCAGATGGTTATAAGTTTAAAATAGTTTCCAATGGTGCAGGCGGTACTGCAGACTTTGATTTGATGTTAACAAACGCGGGATTTACAGCAGCTTCGATTCTTGGATTCGCAACTACTACGGATCTCACAAGCGCGACTCTTACAAGAACTGCTGACTATTTAAGAATCAATACAAGTGAATGGATAGAGTGGGATTTAGGAATTGCAACTAACCCAAGTTCTTTCGCACTTATCGGACCTAGAAACGAACCGCTAAAGTTTTCACCTTCTGCAACGATTAAGCTTCAAGCCAATCACACAGATACTTGGACGACTCCTCCTTGGGAAACTACTCTCACCTATCACGACTTCTCCTTGTTCAAGACAAGTGATGCAGGGCTAGCAGATGACGACTATCGATTTTGGCGCGTGTTAATTGAAGACCAGAATCCCAATGGATATGTAGAAGTAGGGGCGTTTATGCTCGGCGAGTTCTTTAATCCAGTAAGAGGTCGTGTACAATTCCCACTTGATATTTCTCAAGAGGATAGAACTACCGTTGTGTTCTCTGAAGGCGGCCAATCGTATTCAGATATTAAACCAAAGACTGCATCGTATTCTATAAAATGGTTCGGACTTCAAAAGGCAGATATCGAATACATAGAAGATCAATGGGCAAGATATGGGAAAGGTGTTCCCTTCTTCGCATCAGTAGATTCTACTGAAACGTTTACAACGGATGCAGAACGAAGAGTGATCTTTTGTTCATTCGTAAACGAACCATCATTTACACTTGAGCGACCCGATGTGTGGTCCTGTACCTTTATTTTGAAAGAGGCGCTTTAATATGTGGAGCATTTGGGCCGATCCTTTGTTGACTGCGGATTTAACTGGAACTTCTAAGTTTATATCTTTTGGAACCGATGAAAACGTCGTAATGCGAGCAGCGAAAACGTGGCTTGTGTTTAACGATGTCGGCGCGTTCACGAATTTAACTATGAAACTTTACGCATCAAGAGACGGCGCTCCTGCTGGGATAATTGCTA